ACTCCACTTATCAACATATACTTGCTGAATGCCATAAAATTTATCAATTAGAGTTCCGCTTGTTATATCTTCAAATGCTTCTCTTAATGCTTGTTTTTGAGTTAAATAATCATTACCGCCAATATAAGCAGATATTTTAAAAACACCATTTTCTATACCATTACTTTCTGTTTTTGTACCGCCATTAATAAATTTATGGTCTGTTAATCTTTGACCGCCAGATAATTCATCATCTCTTGTATAAAAAGGTATGCCTCTAAAAGAGGATTGATTTAATTGTGTAATATCGAAGCTCAAAATTGTTTCCCATCATTAAGAAATACATCTGTTTTTGTACTTCCTGTTGTCTCTACACCCTTAACTTTATTATCAACGATGCTAACATTAACTGCAACTGGTATATTATTTACTGAATTTGATTGTATAGCTTGTGTTGCTAGTGCTGGTGCTATATTTGTAGTTGCAGTTTGATTTATTTCATTATCTCCAAATCCTAAAACATCCCCAATTTTTCCAATACTTCCCAATATATCTGAAAAATTAAAACCTTTTAACATTTCCCATAATTTAAAAAATGTATCAGTCACTTTTTCCCAATTTTGATATAGTGCTATTCCTGCTGTTGCTAACGCAGTGACACCAACAACTAATAAACCTATTGGATTTGCACTCATTATAAAATTAAAAGCTATCATCCCTACTTTTGCTATTTTTAAAGCTGTACTCATTGCTGTTATTGCAGGAGTTATTAACCACATTGCAGCGGTATATGCTAATGCTACAACTTTACTTGCAAGTAATACACCTGCAAATATTCCAACTCCGGTTATTAGAGTTTCATTATTTTTAATAAAGCTTTGCATTGGTGTTGTAAGTGCTGTCATTGCTGTTGCCATACCTCTTACTAATGGAGTTAAAATACTCCCAAATGATATAGCCAATCCCTCAACTGCACTCATTAACTGCACGATACTACCCTCAGTAGAATCCATGCGAATTTTTGCCATTTTTTTAGCTACACCCTCTGAGTTTTGAAGATTTTTAAGCATCTTGTTAAAGTCTCCACTCGCTACTGCTTTACTTAAATTAATAGCTCCAGCCATTGCTATTTTACCAAATACTGCATCGAATGCTTTTATTCTTTTTACTTGGGATAAATCTTTTGCTTTTTTACCTAGATTAAGCATTATCTTTTCCATTGGTAACATATTACCAGCACTATCAGAAGTTGCAATTCCAAGTTCTTTTAAAACTTTTGCACCTTCTGCTGCTGGACTTGCTAATCTTACAAAAGCATTTTTAAGAGCAGTACCAGCCATTGAGCCTTTAATACCAACATTACCTAATAATGCAGTTGCTGTTGTGATTCCCTCCATGCTTTGACCTGCTGCAATACCAATAGGTGCTGCAACTTTTAAAGTTTCAAATAGAGTCTCCATATCAACATTAGCACTTGAAGTTGCTGAGGCTAAAACATCTGCTAATCTTCCGCTATCTTTTGCTTGTTTTCCAAACGCTCCAAGTAAATCTGATAAAATATCTGATGTTCTTCCAAGCTCAGTTCCACTTGCTGCTGCTAAATCTAGTAATGAAGGCATTGATTTAAGTATTTGATTTGTTTTAAATCCAGCTTTTGCTAAAAAGATTTGACCTTCTGCAGCTTGTGTTGCACTAAAAGCTGTTGAAGCTCCTAGTTTTTTTGCTTGTTCAGATAACAGAGCCATATTTTTAGCTACCGGAACTGTTGAATCTGCACTACCAAATGCCACTGCTTGTAAATCTTTCATAGATTGTTCAAATTTTATAGCCGGACTAAGTGCTGCTTTAAATGATAATGCAAGTGCTGCAATTCCTACTGCTTGACTTCCTATATCTCTAGTGTTTCGTTTGATGTTTGCATTGACTCTATTTAATCTATTTTGAGCTTTTGAAATACTATTAATAGCTCTCTGTGTATTTGTTAAATCTTTATTTGTTTTTTTAGATTGATTACCAAGTTTAAGAAAAGCACCTGCTATTGAGCGTAATGGTTTAGTAGCACGATCTATTATTGATACTGATCCCTTTGCGCCTTTGAAACTCATAATTTACCTTTCTTTTATTATTTATATATAATCAAAGAGCAGAATATTTACTGCTCTTTTGGTATATATAAAATTGCTTGATTATAAAGATTGTCTATAATCGTTATATTTCTCATTTCAGATAGTTGTGTATGGAATGTTTTCATTATCACACCTATCTTATTTTGATACTCTTTTGCTATTCGATATACTTTCCCACTTCAGCACTTATTGCAACATAATCTTTGACATGGAGCGATGCAACTTGTGAATCAGTCAATCCGCATAGATTAGCGATTGTATCAGCCATTGCGCCTAATTTCGATGACCCATCTGCATTAAATGAAACATCATAAAAATCAGATGCTGATATATCTTTTTCATCTTTAATCTCTATCTCTGTCAATTCACCTTTGCCAGATGCATCTTCGATTGGTCTTTTTAATTTAAACTTCTTTTTCACTTTAACTCCTTATTTTAATTAGCGTAACGCTACATCACCCATAAATTCTAACTCTAATACTCCATCTGCTGCTGTTACTGAGTTGTTTGCAGTTTGAGTCATATTTGAACCTACTACTGTTGTACCATCAATAAGTTCTAATACAATCTCTGCATCTTCTAAATCTCTAAGATTTTTAGTATCTGCACTTTTAAGAGTAGAAACTTGAACTTTTATCATTCCCGGTTTCTTCTCTTGTGTAGTAAACATCATCGCACCAGAGCCATCATCTAGTACTGGTGTTTTTTCTGCTGAACTTGGAGTATATTCCGCTGTTCCCGTTTTTGTTTGAATTGTCTTATTATCTACCGTAAGACGTTTTATACCAACTGAAGCCATTTTTTACACCTCCCATTTTATTTGCATAGCTTGCTGAATCATCACATTTATTACATTTATGAACATTGAAGAGTTCATGCGATTTCCAACTTTCTCAACAACGATAGTATCTTCAAAATTTGCTAAATCTTCACAAACTGCATCTAATACAAGTTGCTGATAGTTAAGAATAAGATTTTGTTTATAGATATTTGGAGTCATAACTTGAACACCTGCACCAAATATATCATCATCATTCCCAACTTTGAAATTTTGATATTGAGACATGCGAACTACAAATGTATATCTTACATAAGAGATAGTTAAGAACACTCTTAAATCAGTATCATCAATATCAATAGCGATAGATTGTGAATCTTTTTGCAATGTAGTTACCGTTCTATCAACAATTACTTTTGATCCTACTGTTCTTAAAGTTGCAACACCACCACCAGCTAAAACATTTCTTTCAGTTCTGATTCTTTCACTTAATGGCAAGAATCCGGCAAGTTCTTTATTTAGATATCCACTTCCCGGACTACTTTGTGCAATATCTCCAACTAAACCAATCATACCTGCAGCTTGTTCAAAACCAGTTGCGAAAACTGAGTAATTATCCAACGCTGTAATAAATGCTGTGTTTATAATATCTGTTTTGGTAGTTAGGTTGGTGACTGTATCATCAATACCAACTAAACAAAAACCATCTAGCATTTCAGTAGCTTTAAAATTATCAGTCAATGCATTATCAATAAGAACTAAATTTGCATTATCTGTATATGGTTGAGCGATTAGATTAAATTGATTTTCTTCAAGAATACCAATCACACCACTTGTTTCTAAATCTGGATCACCTGCGCCAGTATCTAATGTTACAAAATCAACTACTGTTGCTGTAATATTCAATGGTGTCTCATCATCTGCATTGTAGTTCATTCTAGCTTTTAAAGTATTTCCATAAGTACCTTTGTGAACTGCAGTTAAAGTCAATTCACCTGCTAAATCATCTACAACAGTAAACTGATTATCATCTGATTCATCAATCTTGCTTTTTAGTAATGTTGCAATCTCTATATGAGTATCACTAATAGCAACTGCAACTTTATATGATTTTCCATTTACATAAAATGCCAATGTTCCTGCACTTGTAGCTGTTCCAGCTAATGTTAATGTTGATGTGGCTTGTGTGCCTGCACCTTCATCATCTAATGCGATAACTTTTAGTTTTACACTCTTATTGATATCGTAATATCTGCCAATAGCATGAGCCAACATTGAAGTTTTACCAAATTTAGCTTGTGCTTCCGCTGCACTAAAGATATCTAAAACTTCACCTGTCACCGCTGTACCTGCTGCTGTTTTTTGTCCGAAAATCAAAGCTGTATATTCTTGTTTAATTGTGCCAGTAGTGCTTATCGCTCTTACTAACTCAGCTTGAACAAAAGGAATATTCAGATTAAATATTTCATTAAAATCTATAGCCATTATTTTTTCTCCTCAATTTTTTTAGATGCCACTACATGAGATTTCTTTTTAGATAGATTCTCAATCGTGATATCACCATCTTCTTTTCGTCTTTTCCAATAAGTTGTGATTTTTGGAATTACGATACCCTCTTTTGGTACTCTTTTGTGAGTATCAGGATTGATAACCTTTTTATTTTCATCATTCGGAATGATTCTATACATTTTCCGGTACTCCTGGATTTATAATTTGAATATGAGCGATACTAGCTTCTATATCAAAATCTTCTAATGCTAATGAAACAATAGGAAGTGCATATTCATACTCAATTTTATACGTTAGCATTGCACTACCAATATCACTACCACTATCATTATTATGATCTGTTGTAGAACCTACCAATACTATATCATCTAGCAGAGCATAAAAGTCTTCTGCTGGATTCTTAGATTGAACTGTAATAATTCTACTCATTACCTCTTCAACATCAAACATGATATTTTCAGCAACTTCATAAAAGTCACCACTTGCTATATCGTTATTTTTAACAACGATACCAACATGCAATGATAGTTCTCTTTTAGTAGAAGTAGTATATTGCTCTATTACATTTTCATCTTTTGTAAAAACAGTTAGATATGGATAATTTTCATCTTCTTTAGGATTAATTCGACCACTATAAACACGCTCAGATACACTTGTTACACCAACTTTTAAAAGCTCTGTGAAGTGTTGTCTAATAAGTGTTTTTTTATAAGCCAAAATTTAATCCTTTAAGTAGATATCAAATCCACCTATTCCATCTTTACGAACATCTCTCACTTTAAAGTTTTTAGTCTCTATAGTGAGGATATCATCTTGTTTTATATCTGTTGTGATAATATCACCGTTACTATCTATCATCTTCATAGAAGTATTAAACATGGGCTTATCCTCAATAATCGGTAAACCCTCTTCGGTAATTAAAATAAATGCATCTGTTTTAATGATATTGAAAGTTTCAGTAGTTCTTGTATTTAAACAAAGTACACCGAACTCATTAGAACTTATCATATTTAAATGATCCGATTCTAATATATCAAAAAAACTAGACATCTATTTTACTTTTTCGCTTTTACTAATTCAGCTTTTACTAATTCAGCTTTTACTAATTCAGCTTTTAGCTTTCTGTTTTCATCTTCAAGATCAGCAACTTTTGCAACTAATTCATCAATCTCTTTTTGATTAGTTGGTTTATTGCTTTTTTTGATTTCACCTAAAAGACCTTTTTTATCAAGCTCTTTTTTCTTTTCCGCTGAAACTTCATATTTGCCAGGTGGGACAAATTTCCCATCTAGCTTTACTGTACTATTAGTCTGTACTTTTTCCATAATCTATCCTTACACTAGAACAAGTGCAACAAGAGTTGAGTTTGCATCTATAAGCATTGGCGCACGAGTTTGAATAATCTCAACTTCAAGAACTTTTTTAGCTTTTGAAATTTTAGATATTGCATTTCTTGCATCGATTGTAGCTTTAGTATTGCCTTCTATCCCTGCAAAGTCAATATCCATATCACCAGCATAACCAGCAATATCAACATTTCCATTTACTGCTGAAAGAACTGCAACTTTTTTAGCTGGAACTGCTTTTTGTGCTGCACCTGCTGCATCAGTATAATTTCCATCATAACCCCAAATCTCTAAACCTTTATATTTACCGTATAAGATTGCACCATTTACATCTGCAAACGATTCAAAAACTAAATCACCGCGATCAATTCTACGAGAATCAAAATCATCTGTTGTTTGTAATTTGCTTACATACACACCTATTGTAGCAACTCTACCGATGATATGTGTTGCGTTTGAACCATCTGCACCGATTAGTTCAATAAATGTATCTGTATCCGATGATGGTGTTCCACCTGCTTCATCCCAATAGCTTCCAGAAGTAAGATCAATAGTATTTGCTGCATTTCTATCAAAATCAACAATACGATTTTCACCTTTTCCAACAACTGTCAATTGACCGTTAAATGCCGCGTCAATAGACATTAATTCCATTGCATTTTCGACCATCTCGCGCTGCTCTTGCTGAATTTCTGCAACCATAACAGCTGCTTTAGCAGCGAAAGTTTCCATAGTATAAACACTTTGACCTCTAAGACGTTTTTTCAACTCTTTAGAAGTTAAAGTCATTAAATCTTGAAGTGTTGGAAGCTTGAATGTATGTTCATCAAAGCTTAGTTTTTCAGTACCATCTGCAACTGCATCTGGATTAACAAAACCAGCGATACGAATACCTTTAAATTGTTTATCAATTTCGATAATTTCAGTATCTTGCGTTTCTGGATTTCCAAAGAATTGTAAAAACATTCTTGGTTTTGGAGCTGTTTTTACAAAAGACTGCCCCATACGTCTAGTTAAATCTAAAAATTCGATACCCATTATACTCTCCAATCATTTAAGATAATGTTTTTAGCTTGTAAAGTTCCCTCTACGTTTGCTATTACTTGTGAACCGCCAAAAGTTATCTTATTAAGATTAAACTCACCAGTGTAACCGACACCCTCTGCATCTCCACCTGTTGCATCAACATCAGATGAAAGAATATAAACTTTTTGTTCGCTAAATGGTAACTCTGTACCTGCTGGTGTATCTTCTGGATTAAGAATAATCGCATTTTCATACTTTCCGCTATCTTGAAGCGTTACTACCATACCTTGTGTATATGCTGTACCAGTTAAAAGCGTAATGCTCTCTGTATCACCAATCACTCTCACAAAATTGTCTGACGCAATTGTTGCTTTACCCATGATTATTTACCTCCATCAAAGTGTTCATCTAAAGCTTTATCAGCTTCTTTTTCAAGTTTTTGCTCTGCTGATAATTTCTCATCAGTAGTTTCGCCCTCATTTTGTTCTTCTAATTCTTGACTAGATTCTTCAAAATCAGCTTTTTTCTTTGAAAGTGCATCGCCTTGATTTTTTAGAAGTGCAATTGCTGCATCTCCAACTGTTGTACCATCTGTAATAGCTTTTGCTGTAAATTCAGCGTTACCATTAAGTGCGATAATACCGCTACATCTATCTTTTTCGAGATTTGTAGCATCTAAT